AAGAGGTTCTTGTTCCTCAGGAGACAATAGAAGCTTTGGGGCACACCGAAGAAATAGATGAGGCGGTGGCACCAACCTGTACGGAAACAGGCCTGACAGAGGGAAAGCATTGCTCAGTATGCGAAGAGGTTCTTGTTCCTCAGGAGACAGTAGAAGCTTTGGGGCACACCGAAGTAATAGATGAGGCGGTGGCTCCAACCTGTACGGAAACAGGCCTGACAGAAGGAAAGCATTGCTCAGTATGCGGAGAGGTTCTTGTTCCTCAGGAGACAATAGAAGCTTTGGGGCACACCGAAGTAATAGATGAGGCAGTAGCACCAACCTGTACGGAAACAGGCCTGACAGAGGGAAAGCATTGCTCAGTATGCGGAGAGATTCTTGTTCCTCAGGAGACAATAGAAGCTTTGGGGCATACCGAAGTAATAGATGAGGCGGTGGCTCCAACCTGCGCAGAAACAGGCCTGACAGAGGGAAAGCATTGCTCGGTATGCGGGGAGATTCTAGTTCCTCAGGAAGTAGTACCAAGCCTTCCTCATACCTGGCGCAAACCCACATGTTCGGATCCTAAAACTTGTGTAATTTGCGGTACCACTTCCGGAGAACCATTGGGACATAATTGGCTTCGTGAGAGCCGCGGCTATAAAGAGTGTAAAACTTGTGGAATAAAAGAGAAGGTCGAACAGACTCAACGGGAAGGAACTTCCCTGGTAAGGCTTGGAGATATCAGTATTCTGTTGCCTGATAATTGGAAACCAGATTATCTTGAAGATTATAAAGTCTTTACAAAGCCGGATAATGAGAATCTGTCAATGGTTTATCTTCAGCTAGGTTCATTCGCAGAGTTAAGAAATTCGTTAAAAACAGATGATGATTATTATATTCTTTCCAGACTGTTGAAGGTGGAACAGGAAGATTTACAGGACCAGGAAACGCTTTATTCTGGAGATTACAAAATCCTCACTACACATTATCACAATGAAGATGGACAGATTGATGTCATGGTTGCATGTGCTCTCTCTCCCTTACATACGGAAATGCTTAACCTTTACGCACCAATCATTGATGAAACATTGGCTGATGAATTCAAAGAAATAGTTCGCTCCATACAGATAAATGAAACAGATGAGATGCGTCAGGCGGTTATGTATGATCATGCAACATCCGCTCCCATCGACGCGAAAACAGTTCCGTATTTAATAGAGCTTGCAAATGCTGGATATAAAGATGCTATGGACCAGTATATCCAGCTGTGGGATTCAAATTGGAAAGTTGATCTAGTAGTTAATTCCAAGGAAAATGACCGTTTCAACAATAATGAGAGTGTAAATGCAGGAGACAGGCTGTACTGCCATATTGATGTGTATGGTTTGGAAAAACCAGAGAAAATACATGTCGCTGCGCTCCTTGATGTGACGGATAGTACTGGAACCTATCAAAAGATTACCATTGAGGAACCTTTCTACTCCGGAGATACAGGTGGATGGGTTTACTGGAATATAGGGGTCACAGAAAAAGGTACAGCTCGTATTACGATACTTAATGCCGATAATAATACAGTTATTGGATATAGAGCAGTCAGTATTGTAGATGGCACCAATTATAATGCAAAATCAACACCCTGGTCCCTGGATTTGAAGTGCATTAATCTGGCACAAGATGATAAAAAGACGGATATTAAAGAGATACCAGTTGGATTACCAGCGTTTCTTCATCTGAAAGTGAATGGACCCTCATCAGGTTCTCTGGGATTGGATTATATTATTTGGTATTCTAATGGTGCAAAGGAAATTGGATCTTTTGATGGAGCTTTCCAAAAAGGGGCTGATATATGGCAGCAAAGCGGATATGAAGTCTATTCTGAAACACCGGATCCTGAGGTAATGAAAGGTATTGTTACTCCTGGTATAGTTCGAGAAGAGTTCTATGACAGAGCAACAGGAATCCAGATAGCGGAAGTGTGTTTTACCCGGACTGAAGATTTTAAGGAAGACCCTTCCTGGAAAGTTACTGGACCAATGAACTCTTCGTTGTATGATTTTGATACGCAGCTGGATAGTGTACCCTTTGGTCAACCTCTGGTTAGTCATTTTATGATAACTGGTACAAAGGACATAATCGAAGTTTATACTGTCAAGTATATCAATGACAAATTGATTTCTGTAGCCAACACAGGCAAAGTCATTAAAGACGGTGATCAGTTTTCAGTCTCAGTAGATGCCGGCCAAAAGGAAGGAGATAGCGTAAAAGTACAATATTTTAACGGGAGTAATGGTTTCCTGCTTGGTCAGGCTGAGACAGTCGTAAGTGAACCCCTTACGATAGAGAATCCATTGCCAGATGTATGGGATGTAGATTTGACTGTCAATTCTGATAGAGAGGATGTAACAGACTCAAAATATATAAGTTCCGGAGATGCTGTTGTATGTCATTATGAAGTGCTTTCGGGCACGCCAGGATACTCGTTCCTTCCATCGTTTAAGGTATATTTTACAGATGGCGATGTGATGACTTATGATTCATCAACCTTCGTTGCCATAGGTAAGAAAGCGCGCTATATAATTGTAGACTCTTATAATAAATCTTGGGGAACAGGTGATGTGCTGATCGAACTATATGATCAGTCCACTGGTGCACTTGTATGTGATAAAACCGTCAGTGTTTGGTAATAAAGATTAACGCACATCTTCTTATCCCACCCCAGTCGCGCGTCTGTACGTGCGATTGGGGCGTTTTGTTTTCATTTGAACCTTGTTCATCATCCGGCATCCACCCCTGTGCAGGTTGTGAAGCCCCTTTCTATAAACCCTCTTTATCCCATTATTTTCTTCTATAGTAAAGTTATAGATACGAGTATCACGACCTTCACATAAAATACGAAGCTACTATTTGCCCTCATCAAAGAGCCCGACGCTGCGGGCCTTTGATGAGGGCTTTGTCATATGTCTGTTTGCTCCGTTTTTGTCCGCGTGGATGCCCGGCCACTCTCCGCCTCAGGCGGGGAAATCTCCCGCCTGACGCCCGTTTTTCACCGCCCTTCAGGGCGGTTTTTTTCATGCCGTTCTGCAAAAATCGTGCAAAAAATCTGCAAAAATCGTGCAAAAAATCTGCAAAAATCGTGCAAAAAATCTGCAAAAATCGTGCAAAAAATCTGCAAAAATCGTGCAAAAATCCTGCAAAAAAGTCGGTAGGAGAAATCCTTTGAAATTGGCTATACTGGCATCAGAAATTAAAAATCAACGCAAAGCCCTACACAGTGGATATGGTGCTTCGTCTGACGTCAGAGGTGATAACAATCGCTCCCACCCAGAAACAACTCGACAACTTAAAAAAGGGCGCAGCGCACCGCTTCACGAAGGAAAACGCCGCCGAGAATGGGCGGAAGGGTAAGATCGCATCCATGAAGGCCCAGAAGCGCAACCGGGACGTGTACATGATGACCCGCAAGCTGGCAGATGCCAGCATTCAGAAGGATGAACTCCGCCAGACTCTTCTGGATCTCGGCTTTGAAGACGAGGACCTCGTCAACGCGGCCCTCATAGTGAAAGCCGTTTTTGAAAGTGCCGCTGCCGGCAACATCTCCGCCGTCGATAAATGGGAGCAGATGCTGGATCGCAGCGCGAAAGAGGAGACCGGAGCCCTGGACCGGGAGAAGGTCCGCGCGCTTGCTCTGATGCACGCAAACTATTTGCCGAACATCTCCTCCAACTTCGGCGCGATCAGCGTCTGCGCCCTGAAGCATCTCTATACCCACTATGAAGCCTCCGGCGGCCGCGGCAGCCTGAAATCCTCCTGGGCCTCCCTCACCGTGGTCCGCCTGATCATGGAGCACCCGGACACCCACGCCCTGGTTCTCCGCAAGGTGGCAAATACCATGCGCGACTCCGTCTATACCCAGTATCAGTGGGCGATTGACAAGCTCGGCGTCTCAGAGTACTGGGAAGCGCGAAAGGCTCCTTTGGAGCTGATCTTTAAGCCTACCGGCCAGCGCATCCTCTTCCGGGGCGCCGACGACCCCATGAAGATCAAGTCCATCAAGGTGCCGTTCGGCTACCTCGCCATCACGCACTTTGAGGAAAAGGACCAGTTCTCCGGGCGGCCCGAGATCGACACGATTCTCCAGTCCACCATGCGCGGCGGTGCGGTCTTCTGGAACTTCGAGACCTACAACCCGCCCCTCTCCCGGGACAACTGGGCGAACAAAGACAGCGCCGAGGAGCGCTCCGACCGCATCCAGCACCGGAGCTCCTATCTCGAGCTTGATGATCCCTCCTGGCTCGGCGATCAGTTCATCGCGGAGGCGGAAGAACTCCGCAAACGCGATCTGCGCCGCTACCGTCATGAGTACCTCGGCGAGGCCGTCGGGTCTGGCGGGAACGTCTTCGAGAATCTGGAATTTCGCGAAATCCGCGACGAGGAGCTCCGGTCTTTTCCCTATGTCTACCAGGGCACGGACTGGGGCTGGTTCCCGGATCCCTACGCCTTTGTGCGCCTGGCCTACGACCACGCTCACGAGACCGTCTATTTCCTGGATGAACTCTACGGAACCAATAAAACCAACGAGGAGACCGCCCAATGGATTACCTCACACGGTTACAACGATGTGCAAATCACCTGCGACAGCGCCGAGCCGAAGAGCGTCGCCGACTACCGCTCCCTGGGACTCCCCGCGAAGCCGGCCGTCAAAGGCACCGGATCCGTCGACTACGGCATGAAGTGGCTCCAGGGCCGCAAGCTGGTCATCGACCGCCGACGGACTCCCAATGTGGCCCGTGAGTTCGAAAGCTATGAGTTCGACCGCGACCGCAACGGCAATTTCATCTCCGGCTACCCGGACAAGAACAATCATACGATTGATGCAACTCGCTATGCCCTCGAGCGAGTGATCCGTAACTATCGAAGTAATGCATAACGTAATCGCCACATTAAAATCCCTCGGGTACACCACGATTCCGGCCTCCTGGTACGATAACATCAGCCTCTGGAACCAGTGGTACCAGGGCCGGGTTCGCGGCTTCCACGACTACCGCGTCTTTAACGGTCTCAAGCACGTCCACTGTACCAAGCTCACCGCCGGCCTTGCCAAAATCGTCGCCGAATCCTGGGCGGACATGCTCATGAACGACAAGGTGGTGATTACCCTCGAAGGGGAGGAGGAACAGGCTTTCTTCAATGAGGTCTGTACCCGGAACAACTTCCGCCGCCTGATGAATCTGCACGAGGAATACTGCTTCGCCCTCGGCGCCTCTGCGGTCGTGGCCAGCGTCACCGGCATGCAGGTGGACGAGGAGGGGAGAACGGTCTCTCCCGCGGATGCCGTCCGGCTGGACTTTGTCCGCGCCGACGGGATCTACCCGCTCTCCTGGCAGGCCGGCGTCATCCGGGAATGCGCCTTCGCCACCTGCCACAGCTTTGGTAACCGCGACTATGTCTACCTCCAGATCCACAGCTGCCCGGATGGGGAGTATGTGATCGCGAACCATCTCTATGAACAGCGAAACGAGAGCCTCTGCGAGGTTCCGCTCCGGACGCTGCCCGCCTACGCCCAGGTCGCCCCGAGCTTCTATACCCATTCCGACCGGCCCTTCTTTGTGATCAACACCCCGAACATCGCGAACAATCTGGCTCCCGATGTCCCGCTGGGCATCTCCATCTACGCCAATGCCATCGACCAGCTCAAGGACTGCGACAACATCTTCGACAGTCTCAACTCCGAGTTCGTCCTCGGCCGAAAGCGCATCATGGTCAAGCCCGAGGCCCTGAAGAATCTGGACGGCGAGCCCCTCTTTGACGCCAACGACCTGGTCTTTTATCTGCTGCCGGAGGATAGCTCCAACGGCTCCACCGTCAAGGAGATCGAGGCCGCCCTCCGGGTCGAGGAACACTTCACCGGCCTTCAGGTTGCCCTGGATATGCTGAGTCTCAAGTGCGGCTTCGGTGCCGGCCACTGGAAATTCGACTCCGGCCATATCACCACCGCCACCGAGGTCATCGCTGTCAATTCGGACGAGTACCGGACCCAGAGAAAGCACGAGATCACCCTGGAGCAGGTTCTGATCGAGCTTGCCCGCATCATCCTCCGCCTGGGCAACCGCTTCCTCGGCAGAACGCTCAACGAGGAAGTCGAGATCTCCGTGGACTTCGATGAGAGCATCATCGAGGACAAGGCCGCTGTCTTCGAGCGGGACTGTCGCATGCTGGAGCTTGGCATCATCGACCGGGAGGAGTTTCGAGCAAAGTGGCTCAATGAAGATTTGAAAACCACCCGAAAAGCAATCAGTCAGATTTCGGCGAAGAAAAGCCGATCTTGATATACGGTCGAAGAACAGACCAAAAATAACGCAGGCCGAAGCACCGGCCTAAAACATACCAGACCATATGGAGATTGTGAGGAGCAAATTGAGTTTATCACGCAGTTTTCTTAAATCCCTCAGCCTCACCGATGACCAGATTTCCGCGGTTATCGAGGCACACAGCGAGACCGTCACCGCCCTGAATCAGAAGTATTCCGAGCTTGAGTCCCGCTACAACAGCGCTAAGGAAAGCGCCGACCGTCTTCCGGCAGTCCAAAAGGAACTGGACGATCTGAAGAAAAACGACTATCAGTCGAAGTTTGAGGCAGAGCAGGCCGCTCACAATGCCCTCAAAGAAAGTGTTTCCCGCAGGGAAGCGCGCGCCGCGAAAGAATCCGCCGTCCGCGCCTACTATGACGGGAAAAACATCAAAGGGAAGAACCTTGCCATCGCCATGCGCGGCACCGATCTGGACAAGATCAGTCTGGACGAGTCCGGAAAGCTGACCGATATCACGGTGCTGGACGCTCTGGTCGACGGCGATTTCAAACCCCTTGTCACCTCCGCCCACCGCACCGTTTCCAGCGGCGGAGACCTGACCCCCCGCAGCGAAAAACTCCCTAACATCAATGAAACCATGAACGCGCTCCTGCGCGGCAATTGATCAGAAAGTGAGGAAAACACTTTGGCAAGCATTATCAATCGTGATTCTCTGGCGGGCCTGATTCCGGAGCCTGCCGCACGAGAAATCTTTCAGGGCGTTGTGGAGCAGAGCTCCGCGCTTCGAGCCGGGCGCAAGCTCCCCAACATGACCAGCAAGACCCAGTCCATCAACGTCCTGGACATGCTGCCGATGGCCTACTGGGTGGACGGCGACACCGGCTTCAAGCAGACCAGCTCCCAGGCATGGGAAAAGAAAAAGCTCTACGCCGAGGAGCTCGCCGTGATTATCCCGATCCCCGAGGCGGTCCTGGACGACACGGACTATGACATCTGGGGCGAGGTCAAGCCCCGCATCGTCGAGGCGATGGGCCGCCGGATCGACGAGGCGATCCTCTTCGGCACCGGCAAGCCCGGCACCTGGCGCAAGTCCCTCGTCGAGACCGCGAAGGAGGCCGGAAACACCGTCACCGAGTCCACGGGGGACAACGCCGACCTCTACAGGGACATCATGGGCGTGGACGGCGTCATCGCCAAAGCAGAGGAGAGCGGCTTCATGCCCACGGGCGTCATGGCGGCGGTGGGCATGCGCGCGAAACTCCGCGGCCTGACGGATAAAAACGGCCAGCCTCTCTTCCTCTCCAACATGCAGGGCAGGGCCAACTACATGCTGGACGGCATGGAGATGAGCTTCCCCATGAACGGAGCCTGGGACGCGGACGAGGCCCTGATGATCGTCGGCGACTTCCACCAGATGGTCTATTCCATCCGCCAGGACGTGACCTACAAGATCCTGACCGAGGCCACCATCGTCGATCCGAGCTCCCGCGAGATCGTCTATTCCCTGGCCCAGCAGGACATGGTTGCCCTGCGTGCGGTGATGCGTCTCGGCTGGGAGATCCCGAACCCCATCAACGCCTACCGCAGCACCCTGGAGGACTACAGCCCCTTCGCGGTCTATCTCCCGGCGGATTGACGATGTACGCGAGTTTTCAGGACTACACGGAGCGGTTCCGTGGCCGGGCCATCCGGGACGAGGCGGACTTTAACCGCCTCGCGCTCCGGGCGGACGCGGTGCTGAACCGGCTGACCCTGGGCCGGGCGCTCCGGTATCGCGACACGGAGGGAAAGCTCGCGATGGCCTGCTGCGCCGTGACGGAGAAGCTCTTTGAACTCGAAGAGAGCCGCAGGGAGCATCTCGGCGCAGAGCGGATCGCCGCCGAGAAGGTCGGGAGCTACCGGGTCCAGTACCACAGGTATCACACCGAGGAGACAATGGCAGAGCTGGACGCGCTGGCGGAACTCTACCTGTTCGGTACCGGACTGTTGTACCGGGGCATCCCGGTGGAAACCTGGGAGGAATACTGAGTTGTACGGTCCCCATATTGTTTCCGTCATCAATCACCACCATGATACGCCTTATCTCACGATCCTGCGGGGCGTGATGCTCCAGCCGCTGGACGGCAGGAGCGTCCAGCGCCGCGGGGACCAGGATGCCTCCAGCGCTGTTCTGTATATCCCGTTCTCTGCCCCGGCAAGAAACGCGGCGGGGGAGTCGGTGAGCTTCCTGCCGCCCCGGGAATATGCCCAGTGCTCAGATCCGGAGAAACACTGGACGCTGCAGCCGGAGGGGGAGAGCGCCGGCCGGGCGGACTTCTTCGTGAAGGGAGAGCTCCCGGCGCCCTGCACGCTCGCCGAGGCAA